GAAACAACATGTGTGGTTGATGAATAACCCAGAGTACTGCCTGTACTCAGGTCTGTTTGTGTTTGGCAATACGTCCGTGTCTGACACCGTGCCGACTGCATGTACCGACGGACTGAATGTGATATACGGCAACAAGTTTGTGCAATCCCTGACTGACCAAGAGCTGCGTGGCTTGATCCTGCACGAAACCATGCACAAGGCGTTCCGTCATCTGACAGTGTGGCAACCGCTGTACAAGAAGAACCCCAAGCTCGCCAACATGGCGTGCGACTACGTGATCAACCTGATGATCCGCGACAGTGATCCAGACGAGAAGGACGTCAAGCTGCCTGAGGGTGGTTGCATCGACGAGAAGTACCGTGGCATGGATGCAGCGCAGGTCTACAGGCTGTTGGAGCAAGAGCAACAGGACAAACAAAAGCAGGGTGATGGCGGTAAAGGCAAAGGACAAGGAGATAGCGATGGTCAAGGCAATGGTGGTGGCGATCAAGGCGAGGAAGAACCAACGGGATTTGACGAGCATGACTGGGATTCCGTACAACAACTTTCAGAACAAGAGCGTGAAGCAATTGCCAACGAGGTCGATCAGATCTTGCGACAAGGTGCGTTACTTGCAGGACGCATGAAGGGTAATGTGTCTCGTGAGATTGCAGACTTGCTTGAGCCGAAGGTTAACTGGCGTGAGGTGTTGCGTGACTTTGTGTCTAGCTTTGCATCAGAGCATGACAGCAGCACATGGCGCAAGCCAAACCGTAGGTGGGTGAGTCAGGATATTTACATGCCCAGCGCGGTGAGCGAAGCGATGGGTGAGATTGTGGTGGCGATAGATACGTCAGGTTCAATCGGACAGGAGCAGTTGTCGGCGTTCTTGAGCGAGGTGATGGCGATCTGCCGTGATATCTCGCCGGAGCGAGTGCACTTGCTGTATTGGGATACCGACATCGCACAGCACGAGACGTATGAACGTGATAGTTATGAGAGTTTGTTGCAGTCTACTCGACCCAGTGGTGGAGGCGGTACGAGTGCGTTGTGTATCTCTAGATATATCAAGGACAAGTCGATCAAGCCCGAGTGTGTATTGGTGCTGACCGATGGTTACTTGGCTGATGGTTGGGGTACGTGGGAGTATCCCGTGTTCTGGGGCATCACCACCAAGGGTATGGTCGCTAACGTGGGGGTGAGTGTCTATGTTGGAGAATGATTGGTCGGTGATAAGTGGATACGGTGGGAGAACCGTGTTCGTTGTAGAGGACAGGGAAGCGTGGGCATACAAAGAAGTCGGGTACGAAGTGGTAGCCAAGGGGCTATCCAACGAAGAAGCCCAAGCACTTTGCAAACTTTTGAAAGGGTCTGAAAATGGCAATCGCTAATGGATATACCGCGCTGTTGTTGCGCAAGGAAGTCAAAGAGTTGTACATCGCAACCAAAAAAGCTGTCGAGAAAGATGTAGGTGTAGAGATGACGCACTCACAAGCCGTCGAGTACATCTGCAATGTGATCAACAAAATACTGTCTGACAGTACGAAATAATTAACCGCAAGGAGAAGAGAAATGATTGGAAATAACGCCATGCTCGTCGAGCTCAACATGTCCGTGTGGACTGCCCGCAAGATGGACAAGAAGGTATCCGAGGAGGTTGACGCCGCTAAGAATGCCAAGACACGTGCCGGTAACTACCACAAGAAGTTGTTGGCTGGGTCTGCCAAGCTCGACGCGATCCAAAAGATTACTACCGCTGTGCGTTCGTGGCACTACATGAATACCCTGCCGTGGTCGGACAACGGTGCGCGTCTACTGCCAATGAAGAACTTCTTTGAGTACAAGAAAACCTTGAACGACTTTGAGCAGCAGTTCAATCAGGCGGTCGATGATTTCTTGGTTGAGTATCCCACGTTGGTAGCCAGTGCGGCGTTTACGATTGGTAGCCTGTTCAATCGTGATGAGTATCCTGACGTTGAGGATATCCGCAATAAGTTTAAGTTCCGGTTTGCGTTTACCCCTGTGCCTGATGCGGGTGACTTCCGTGTCGATGTCGAGGAGCAAACTAAGCAGGAACTCAAGGCTCAGTACGAAGGGTATTACCAAAACAAATTGCAGGAAGCGATGAAGGAAGCTTGGGATCGTCTGCACCAAACCCTGTCGCATATCAGTGAGCGACTTGACTACACGGACGAGAACAAGAAGAAGTTTTGGGACAGCATGTTTACCAACGCGTCTGACCTGTGCGGACTGCTGACCAAGCTGAACGTGACGAACGATCCGAAGTTAGAGCAAGCGAGACAGAACTTGGAGCGTGCGTTAAACGGTGTTGAACCTGACACAGTGCGTCAGAGCCAAGAAGTGCGTGAGTCAGTTAAGAAGCGCGTGGACGACATTCTGTCCATGTTTTGATAGATGTTTATAAACGGAGAACAGCCATGTTAGAACTAATGAAACCCGCCGGTTGGGAAGACAAAACCGAGCAAGAGTTGTTGCAAGCGATATACGATAGGAATAAGGATAACCCCACCAGTTCAGCACTTGCACTACTGGATTTTATTCGCGTATTCCGTGCAGCACATGCAGCCAAGCCACAGAAGATCCTGTATACGTTCCAAGAGGATAAGAGTGCGGCGTTGAATATAGCTACCCGCGAAGTACTCTTCTACGACCCTGACCACGCAGATGGCAAACCTATCGGTATAGCGGGACGCCACTTCACTAATTCGGAAACGAAGTACTCGGTGTACCACCGATTCAACACAGGCAAGAGGCGGGCACCACAGAATAGAGCCGCAGGATTATCTGCTGAAGTGACCAAGGATCTGAAGCGTGCTGTCAGTATTGCCGTCAAACAGTTCAAGCCGTTGACTGAAATAGATGTAGCAGTTCGTGCGTCAGATAAAGCCCGTACCGAACTTAGCCGATGGGTCAGAGAGACTTGGAGGCACTCGCGTATTCTGGATTCTCTGGATTCCGTTGAAGAGATGCAGAGTCTTGTATCACAGGGGGTCATATTCAAATCCAACCTATTTAAGGATGCCGCCACCAAAGTCGGGGGTATGGTCGAGTATTACAGACGACTGGCAATTTCAAACATACCAATGGTGTTTGTGGTCGAGCACGGTGGGGTTCTGTGCACTGGCAGGTCTGAAGACACGGACGATTGTCGCACGGTAGCTAGGTTCAACACGCCGGAAGACATGCCAGAAGCGGTGTACTCAAAGTACAGTTTGTTGAGGCTGATGGACGTGGATACACATCTGCCAGAAGTCGGGTATCGGGATAAAGGCGGTGTGTGTTGGTTGTTCGGGGTTACTTCAGATGAGTTCGAGAAGGTTATCGACGTACCATCAGATTGTTGACAGGGTTAGTTCCAACTTATATACTCATCCTAAAATTCATAATAGTTATAGGGAGTAAGAGTGAAATCTAACCCAAATACGTTTGCTCTGCGGGTCGATATACATACCGAAAAACTCGCTGAGCTAACACCCTCATACCATCTAGGTGCGTCTAGCATACTTGTTGATCCGAACAAATTACCCGAGTTCGTCACACAACCTGTTGCAATTCTAAAGATGTTATCGGATGGAGAGCGTCTGGAGCATGTAGGTAAAAAGTATAGGGATGGTTTGTACTACGTTTTTGTAGATGCTGATGTATGGAAGGCGTTCGTTGCCGATTCATATGCAGATTCATATGCAGATTCATATGCAGATTCTTTATTAATAGAAGGAGAAGAGAAGTGAGCTATAACGACATGACAGTTAGTTCGGCAATCCTGTCGTACTTGGAAAATTACGCACCTGTAAAACCAAGCGACATTGCCTCGGGTACTGGAAAGCCAGTCAAGCAGGTGTATGCGACACTGTATCAACTCAAGAAGGCAGGCAAGGTTAAGAACCTCAAAGGTAAAGGTTGGACGGTGGTGCACCGCGCACCGAAAAAGAAGGCAGAAGTTAAAGTGCAGCCTGAGCCAGAACAAAATACTGTCGGACAGTACGACGAGAGTTCGCCAAGTAGGACAGTCAAAATAGCACAGATGTTGGCTGAATCAATGGGGCATAGCCTAAAGCTAGAGACTATTGTTGAGTATCTAGAAGATCGCAACGCGGTGTTGCAGGAAGAAGTACGCCAATTACGGCACGACATAGAGCAGTATGTATCACGACAAGGAGAGTAAAAATGAAAGCACTTATGATGATGTTAGTATTTGCAGCAGCCGTCGTATCCACCCCATCGTTTGCAGTTGTTAAATGTGTACCTGATGGGCGTGGTGGTATGTGTTGTTGGGACACTGAAGTAGACGGCCCGTTCAAACCACTTGGTTGTTAAGGAGTAGTCATGGCTCAGACTAAAGAAAGGGCGGTAAAGCAAAAGGTAGTTAAGATACTGAAAGAACTTGGTGCTTACTATTTTTATCCCGTCACAGGGGGCTATGGCAGTTCGGGGGTGCCTGACATTGTAGGGTGTTACCGAGGCACATTCTTTGGCATTGAGTGCAAGGCAGGATCTAACAAACCTACCGCGTTGCAAGAGAAGAATTTAGCCGACATCGCACATGCCGGAGGTGTAGCCTTGGTGATTAATGAGGATAACGTAAGCGATGTGCTTAACGCACTGGTACTGGCAGGAGATTCACGGTGAGTAAAAGTAACGTATTGAAAGAAGCCAACACGATCATCTACGGCGATAGGGAAAAGACGTATGGACATCCGTCCAAGAACTTGGAAGCGATTGCGACCATGTGGAACGCGTACCTAAAATCTGTCGGTGATAGACAACTTAACGCACAAGATGTTTGTGTAATGATGACCCTTCTTAAATGCGCTAGATTGGCCAATAACACCCAACACAGGGACTCATTGGTGGAT